CCCGTCAAAAAATGAGGTTAAAACCTATTATCTATTTTTCTTTGAAGCATCCAAATTGGATTATGGTTTTGAGCATTGGTCAAGAAAAGAATCTAAGCATGGTAAAGGCTACAAATATGTAATGGAAATACCAGGTATGTCAGCTACTATACGTCCTACTATGTCTCATCAGTTGTGGACTACTGTGTCTTGTGATATTGTTGGATCCCCCGCAAAGCTTGCTATACTGTAACTATGAGCGATGAATTTGATCCAAATAGGTTAACACTGCTTCCATCTGGATACTTTGGTAAATCTAGTGACCTAATACACGTAGTTGAAAATTTTTTATGAGAAGAAGAAGTTGACAAATTATTATTTGCTGCAAAAAATTTAGATATCTGGAAAGAATCTGCATTTAGAAATAAATATAGCGATTTAGATCAGCTTAAAATAAAACATGTAGATATATATAATTTACTTGATAATGCATCTCAAAGATTTCAAAAAATTGTTTCTGATTTTTTTAATGTTAAAATTAAAACCTATATGAACCCTATGTCTAAATGGCCAATAAATGGAGATCAAAGACCTCATGCAGACAAAGAGTGGCCAGATGGCTCTGCAGCAAATCAAAATTATTATGACATAGGTTCTGTGATATATTTAAATAATGACTTTGAGGGTGGAGAGATCTATTTCCCACAACATGGCATAGAGCTAAAACCAATTCCTGGTTCAGCGGTTGCATTTCCTGGCGATATGTTTTTCTTACATGGCGTGAATGAAGTTAGAGAAAAGGAAAGATATACGATACCAATTTTTTGGACAGTTCTTGATTATAGGTCAGAAAATGATAAAAGTAGACATTAACTATAATCAAGATATGATTGAAGTTGTTGATAATTTTGCTGTAAATAATGATTTTGATGTAGTGAGCAATTATTCAAAAACACTACCAACCTTTACTAATAAACAAACTCATTATACAAAATATCATGACTGGGAACATGACATCAACAACAACATTAAAGATCCTTCAGTCGTAGAGTCTATGTACAACCTACAAGAAAACATTATAGAATATTTAAAAAATGAATACCTACCAAAGCATAACTTAAGGTTTGTAAGTTTTAAACATAAACCTCGTGATTTAGAAATTTGTAGGACAGCCAGTAATTTTGTTGTATTTCCCCACACAGATGGATTTGAATCTGCTCAACCGTTTCCGTATATGTTCTTGTCATCAGTTTTATATTTAAATAATGACTTTAATGGTGGAGAGATTAGTTTTCCAGACCATGGAAAAACTATAAAGCCAACAACAAATAATTTAATCATATTCCCAAGTCATTTTACACATGAAGTTTTTAAGGTTTTAGATAAAGATGTTCCATTTGTATATAGATCCGTAATGGGGTTTATCTTTTATCTTTGTGTTGAGCCTTTAGCATGATCTGATTCTGTTTTACAGCTACAGCCATTGCAACAAAAATCTGAAAATACTGTCATAGCCAGAGATGAGCTTTCTGATTCAAATAAGGGATATCCGTTATCTAGGTTGTTTAATATAGCCATATGTCTATTATACTACATACCCTGACAAATCTGAAAAAAATTTGATTTAGGGAAAATCTGAATATTTCTTAGTTGTGTATGATACATATACATAAAAAATAAATATAAAAAAAATAGTGAGCACACCATACTAGTGCCCCACTATCTTAATTTAGATCTAAATCATACACACTTGCAAGGGTCTATCCTTGTTGTGTCCTTATCAAATATAATAAGCCCTGTGTCTCCACATGACTCGCATGTGTGTGCATACATCGCTGATAACATTTATTGACCCCACGTAATTCCTGCTATGGTACATACAACGACTGTTGATAGTGCAACAATCATGCCTGCCTCTGGATAGTCTTCAATCCAATCAGCGAAAGTCATAAAAGGGTTATTCACTTACTTACCTACCTTAATGTCCATGACGTTAGCGGTAAACTTCTTGACCTTGCCTAGTTCGCTCTCGTTGAGTGATGCAATGATGTGGTCAATAGCCTTTGGTTCTGTAGCGATGTTATCTATTGAGATAAGCTTTGAGCCTTGCCAGATTGAGTATGTGATAGTCATTTTTAGATGTGTCCTTCGTTTGTTAGATAGATGCCAATAGGGATAAAGATAAAAGATACTAGAGAGATAATGAGTAGGATAGTCATGTTTAGAAACCATACCATTGCTTGCGGATAGCCTCCACAGTAGCAATCTGAGCCTCATCTGCTGAGCGATAAGCCTCTACGCTTTCACGTATCCATGGTGACTTAACCATAGCCTTCTCATGGGCTTGGTGGCGAGCAAGGTCTTGCTCTGCCTTGATTCTGTTTAGTGTATTCATTGTGAACACCTTTCGTTTTTAACTGTTAGCGATTTGCTAACCTTTTTGCTGACCTAGGTTATTTGCCTACTTAGTAGGGCTCACTAGGATTTGTGTTACTATTTAATTGTTATACCTGTAAGGGTATCATACATACCCTGAAAAGTCAAGGCGACACGCCGTAGGCGTTGTGTGATGTGTGTCACTTATTTGCTACGCTCATGCGAACACTTGTTCGCCTTATTTGGTAGGCTCATTGACTTTTTTAACACTATTTAATTTTCTTATACTAGAAGTATAGCAAAGAAATGTCAAAAAGTCAAGGCGACACGCCGTATCTTTGATGTGATGTGCGACACATCGCCCGATTGATCGGGGGTTATCCACAGGCTTATCCACATGATGTACGTCACATGTGTTCTACATCACAATGTCCATAATGTCCGTTTTGTACCCCCCAATTTGTCAGACCCCTCTGTTATACTTACTAGTATAAAGAAAGTTAAAGAAGGTCTTTAACAAGAAAGGAGTCAGAAATGACAAACTCAATCTTTGCAAGAGTCGCTACACTTAGCGACTACCCTAGAGGTTTAATGAACCTCTGCCAATGTGGTCAGGTTGTTTTAGCACCTGCTACAATTCACGAAAACTGTAAGTCAGACGGAAATTGTTTCCACTCTGCATGTGGTCGTTCTCTCTAAGCAATTAGAGAAACAAAAAACTTAATAAATAATAATAACTAATAAAAAAGAAAGGTGGTCAAAAATGACTACATTAACAAAAACAAAAGAGCATAATCCTATGCTTTCCGCTATCTCTGAAATTGGAGATACTCAATACACTTTCTGCCAAGATTGTGAAAATAACATTGAGCGTTACTACTATGACGGAGACCCTGAGCGTCTTCCTGAATGGACAGATTGGTATGTGTCTAAGTAATGGATTTAACAGACTATAAAAAATTCGTAGAGAATAAAAGAATGATGTCACGCATTGACGCCATCGTTGCTATATCTAATGCTACAAAAGAAAGTGAGAATACTAAATGAGTACCTATGTACCAATTAAATCAGTTTGTGGTTCTGTAACAACCACTATTGACATGTATGACTATGACTTAAACCCTCATGGTGTTATCTGTTGCGATAATTGCGAAAGCATTTTAATGTGTCGCAAGGCTTGGGATTTTTTATACAAGGAGGTTAAATAAATTGTTAGTAGTTTTAATTGCTATGACTTGCTTTGCTCTTGTAGTTTGGTTTCATAACGGAGTATAAATAAAAAAAGATCGCAGAACTAAAAAGCTGCGATTTTTTGCTCGGGCGGTGTGGTGTAAATCACATGCGACACGCCGTGATAAGATTTGACTTTTCCAGATTTTTTTGGTATCCTTGTAGGTATAACAATTAAATAATGACTAATCAGGCAGTGAGCCTAGCAAATAAATGTGACGAGTATCACAGTGAGCCTAGCGAATAAATGCCAAGATTTGTCAGCCCCCCATGATAGGATAGTCCTATCACTTAAAGAAAGGAAGTCAATAAATGACTTACACTATAACACTAGAAACCTTTTCAGGTTCTACTAAAAAAATCAACCTCTCCTCTAAAGGTCAGGTTGCTCAATTCATCAACACTTATCCTAACACTCTACCTGTTGGCGTATCTGTTAAAGTCGTTTGCGACTCTCTTGGTATTAGCGGTACACTTCGTGGAAAGGCTTCACTATAATGGTAAAAATCCCTCACTCACTTCACTTCGTAACAGAGGTAGATGAAACTCATCCTGTAGGAATGCAACTGCTTGGACTTTCAGAGTCAATGCAAATCACAATGCTAGAGTCAATGCTCAAGGAATTGCTTGCCCCACGCATTCAGCCTGCACTAGATGAAATAAATGCAAATGGCTCATACGCAATTCTTAAGGTGGCAGAGTAATGATGACACGCAAAGACTATGTAGCAACTGCTGAAATCCTAAACGGATTTAAAGATTTAATTGGTGACCAATTAGTTTTTGAAGATTTGGTTGATGAATTTTCTTTAATGTTTGAAACTGACAATGAAAGATTTGACCATGTTAAGTTTTTCAATGCTGCTCATAAACAAAACTAAATAAATAAAAAACCTAAGCAAGTTTTAAAACTGCTTGATCTTTTCAAATAAAAAAGCTCGGCTGCGATGGGCGTGTCGTCCACAGGTGTGGATAACTTTACGTGGCTGTGATTTTTCTCACATTTCTTGAGCGTCTCATTATTTGGAATTACTTGCTAGTAGGTTGATAAATGTCAGCCATAAATGATAGGATTACAGAGTAATAAGTTAAATAAACAAAAAAGAAAGAGGTTGCCACATGGCTACTAAACTATACACAATAGAAAACCTACTTGTAGGAAAAAACTATCGCTCACGAAATCGTCACTTTGAGGGTGAGATTATCTCCGCTACTCCACGCCCTGCAATTTGGTATGGAGAAAATACTGAAGCGTATGTCGTTGAAGTCTATGACCGCACCTTGCGTAATAAGTTTGCAACAGTAGCAGTAAAGGTTGGTGAATAATAATGGGAAATCTATTTGATGAAATTGGCACTTGCTTTGAGTGCTATGATGAAGGCGTGTTATTCTTTGGTAACAGTAGCGAGGAATACGATACAGAGTTTTGCACTTGCGCTAAAGGTCAAGAATTAGAAAATTACTATGTATCATGGTATGCTGAAAATGAATTAAACGAATACACTAAAGAAATGGAAAATGCATAATGAATAACGAATACCTATACGCAGTAACAGTAGCCTATGATAGCGAGCCAGTCCATTGGACAGGTCGTTACTCAGATGCACTCACCGCCGTTAATGCTTTCAACGAAATTGTTGATTGGGGATTTGCTGATGAATACTCAACAGTTAATCTATCTGAACCTAGTGGAAAGATGCACACCCGCACTTTCTATCGTGAAGGAAGAAGGGTCGTAAGTAAATAATGGAACACTTTGAGTTTAATACTTTCATAGTAGTAGAGGCAGAAAACTATGATGAGGCTATTGATGTATTTCAATTCCAATTAAAATACGGAATAAATAAAGATAATGTCTATGTAGCAGACATAAAGCAATTAACTAACAACGAAAGCGTAGAGGTATAAATAATGGGATACAACACAGCAACAGACTTAGCAGAGAATATTGACATAAGTCTTGAACAGGCTATTGGCTATCACTTGCAAGGTAATCACTACCCACCAGTACCGCTTTCTATGGTGCAACCTTGCATTGAAGCCCTTGATGCGGCTCGTGAATTAGATGCCATGCGTCAGATTGAAATGCCAGAGGGTATCTCTTATAAGGGCAATACCACTGCACCAGCATGGGCTATCATTGAGCAACACCACTTGCATCCATGGTTGCCAGAGGATGAAGATGAATACTTTAATGAAGATGAGGGATTTGAATTAGGATTGGGGCTTGAATAAATGAGTGCTACAATAAATGACATGGAACTTGTAAAAGCTGATTCACTAAGTGTTGACGCACTAGAAGTTGGCGATCTAATTAGTTACAATGATGAAATCGTTGAAGTAACTTTTATTCATTGCAATTCAACTGGTGATAACTATGAAATTGAATTAAAAAATGATTTTGGTGAAAAAGAAATTGTTATGTATTCATTTGATGAAAAAGTTGATTGGTACGTTTACTTAGACTAAAACGGCCCGAGGGCCCTGTGATCTACACCACAATTAAGAGATTTGATATTTTTCCCCATTTCTGGTAAGATTATTACATGAAGAAAAATGCTGAGGAATTAAGACGCTTAATGGAATTACGTCGTTCTAATGCAGCCTCCGCTGTTCCCAATAAAAAGAAATACAATAGAAAAGAATGTCAGTCCCTCATGCTAAAATTAAAGAAAGAAAGCGAGTAGCCACCATGTCACAATTACTCAGAAGCAAAGATAGGAAAGTAGCAAATGCAGTTACACCAAATGGAAAACAAGCAAGTATCGCCAACACGTTTGGACTACCAGCAGGAAAGGCTTATTCTTGCCCTGGCGCAACGTCTGTTTGCGAGAGTGTCTGTTATGCAGGCAAGCTTGAAAAAGTCTTCCCTACAGTAAAGAAAAATCTATTACACAATTGGGAATTACTAAAGGACGCAGACCTTGATACCATGGAGGCGTTACTAAGTGAGATGATAGATGAATTTATTATTGACTGCAACAAGCGCAATGCCCCTAAACTATTCCGTATCCACTGGGACGGAGACTTCTTCAATGATACCTACACACAGGCATGGAAGAATGTAGTACTTAATAATACAGGCATTCAATTCTGGGTATACACTAGAGTTAACTCTGCAGCCGTTATGCTTAAGGACATCCCTAATCTATCTTTATATTATTCTACAGATAGTGAGAATAAGTCTATTGGCGTTACCCTGAAAAAAGATCACGGCATTCGTCTTGCATACCTTGCTAAAAACTTTCTAGTAGGACAAGCAGACATGAAAGAAATGATAGGCAAGGTAGGCGCTAAGTGCCCTGAGAATAAAAAAGCCATTCCCCTAATCTCAACAAATGGAAGCGCTTGCGTTTCTTGCAGTTTATGTGTATACTCTAAGAGTGACATAGTATTCTCGTCTAGCAAGAAATGAGGAGATAAATGGAAGGCCTAGTTATCCTATGCTTAATAGGCTTATTAGCGTTCATGATTTACCAATAATGTGACCCAAATCACACCCCTAAGCGTCTCAAATAGTGAGAAATATATGAAATGGAGTTGAAAAATGTCAGTAGGAAATGTTATACTTAATACATACAACAAACTAAAAAGGAGAAACAAAATGACAGTAGCAAATACATACAAGGTAGGCGACCTCTACACATCACAGAAGTCAAAGGTAACAGGAACAATTCTTGAAATCTCACCTACTGCAAAAGATACAGTTCGTGTTAAGTTAGATGTAAATGGTAACACACGCTGGACAACATGGAAGGCTAATTCGTAATTAGTCATGCGCTTATTGCTGGGCAACAATTAAAACTGCCCCACACAACCCCCTAACAAATCCCACTACAAAAAGAAAAGAGAAAATAAATGGCTAGAGGAAAAGCAATCTCAGTTAAAATCGCAACACCTAAAATCATCAAGGCACTAGAAGCATCACTTGCTACACTAGAAACAGACTACGCATCACAAGAAGCCAACGAAGCAAAGTACGAAAAGGCTCGCAAGGTTTGGCAGAAGGAACTTATTGACTATGCCGTAGCAAACATCAAGAAGGCAGAAAACTTCCGCACTAACTATCGTCACTACAATAACAATCTTAACATTGACTTTGATTTAACAGTTGCAGAAAAAGATTTGCCTAAAGAGCCTGAGAAAGACTTTGTGACAATGCACCAACACTCATACAATGAGAAAAAGGCAGAAATCTCAAACGCAATCCGTATTCTGAAAATGACAGATGAGGAAACAGTTAATACTTCAACCTACAATGCGGTTGCACAGTACCTATAAATGAAATTGGGGGAGGCGTAAAAACCTCCCTCAACTTTCGCCAGGCTGATTAGGGCGATAATAGAAATACTATAGAGCTGGGTGGCATAGCCCATAAGAAGTGCACATCCTGAGCATGATCCAAAAAGGCTCCCCGCAAGGGTCCTTGACAATTGTCAGTGGGCACCAGTATAATTAAATTAACCAACAAACAGAAAGAGGCCCCCATGGACCAAATGGAAACATCAGTAACAGTAATACCAAACACAACGCAAGAATTCCTTCTATCTCAGATTAAAATCAAGGATGAGCGCATTGCTCAATTAGAAGAAGCACATGCACGAACAACTCAACGTTCATTCACTGAATCTGCAGAGCGCAATCGTATGCGTAATGAAATGCAAGAGTGGACATTGGAAGCAATGGACAATGACAATATTAGTGAAGACAATGCACAAGAAATTGCTGACATCTGTGGCTTTACACTTACAAAAGAATTTGAAGTTGAAGTTACAGTTCTTTATTCAGTTACGGTTAATGCACGTAATGAAGAAGAAGCAACTAATGCAATTCATGATATTGATTTTGATACCGTTCAATACAACGATGAAAATATTTCGTGGTTATCATCAAGCATTGACAGAGTAGATATTTAGTAGGGGGCTACTAATCATCCAAGCAGTAAGGATGTAAAATAAAAATGCAAGGGACCTAAGCATTGTCCATGTAAACGGCTTATTTTTTTTGCCATAAAAAACTCGGGCGCCTGTGATCAAGCTCACACTATGATTTACGACACATTAAAAAAATGTCCATTTTCTCCCATTTCTAACTATCTAGATTTGCATTTGTCAGCCCTATCTGCTAAACTTAGTATAAACAACAACAGAAAAGGAAAAATAACTCATGGCACATGAACTAGAAACGCAAAACGGAAAAGCATCATTCGCATCTTTCCGTGAGCCTGCTTGGCATGGATTGGGTACCGTATTCACAGAAGAAAAAAC